ATAATGGTGTAATTATTATTGATACAATATGTCATATCTTGAAAAGACAATTTTGTTACACTTTGTATGTTACCCATGTAATTAATATATATAAACAAAGACTCTATATATATTATACGCAAAAGGAATTTTATCATGAAAAATTTATGGTAATTTCAACATCTTCGCGTTTAATAGACTTAGATGCTAATAGTGATAATTCCTCTCTTTTTTTCCTTGTTTTATTATCAGAAATATTCTTTTCTTTTTTTTTAGATGTACTATTTCTAGAATTCATATCTGACTCAATGTAACCATAATTTTCATCTATATAGTCTAACAATTTATTTTCAATAGCCCATTTAAAAAAATTTAGTTGCCCTATAGTAGTTTGGATTGAAGTACCGTTTTTATACGGTATACAAATCCTATCCCATCTACAAAATGGATCAAAGCGTTTCTTTGAGTATGCTTTTAGTTTTAGTTTATAATCATTATATACTTTAAAACGTTTGATACCCTCGTCGAGAGATATATCATATACCGTATAATATTTTTTAGCGTAATTGGTTGCAAACCAATCCACTATTCTTAATGATATTTTGGATTCACCATTAATAATACCTAGCATTTTATCTAAATAATGAATATTTGATTCATAAAATTGTAATAAATTATTTAATAATAGACTGTTTTGCGTAGAATATGACATAATAAGTTTTATTTGAATGTATTTAAGTGAGTTATTCAAAATATAATATTATATTAATTCATATGAATATTTTACAATTTAAAGATTGCTGTTACAAAAACAAACATTTAGTAGGTGGAAAATGTAGTTCTCTTGGAGAATTGTATAATTTATCTCAACATTTAAATTTTGAGATAGCAGATGGTTTTGCCATAACTACTAATCTTTACAATAATTTTATAATACAAAATAACTTAGGTGCGACGATTGAAAAGACATTAGATGAAATCGAGTATGAAAATATTAATCATTTAGAAGAGTCATCATTTTCATTGATTAATAAAATAATTAGTGCTGAATTCAGTTGTGAACAAATTGAAGAAATAGAAAAAAGTTACAATAATTTGTCTATATTATACAACCAATCTGCAGTAGACGTTGCTATTCGTAGTAGCGCAATTGCTGAAGATTTACCAAATGCGTCATTTGCTGGACAACAGGACACATATTTGAATATTAGAGGAATTGAGGATCTTCTTATAAATGTTAAAAAATGTTTTGCATCTCTATTCAACGTAAGAGCTCTTTCTTATCGACATACACATGATATAAAATTAGATGATGTTAAAATTAGCGTTGCCGTACAAAAAATGATTCGTTCTGATATTGCATCAGCAGGTGTCGCTTTTTCATTAGATCCAGAAAGTGGGTACAATAAAGCTATTGTTATAAATTCCTCTTTTGGATTAGGAGAGCTAGTTGTTAGTGGAGGTGTCAAACCGGATGAGTACATATGTAATAAAGAAACACTTACCACTATTGATGCCGATCCAATACTCATGAAAAAAATGGGAACAAAAAACAGTAAGATTGTTTATGCTACCAGTGGTTGTGGTACTGTAGAGATGGAAACAAATATTATTGAAAGAATAAATTATAGCATAACAAATACACAGGCGGTAGATCTAGCGCGTTATGTACTTTTGTTAGAAAAAGAATATTGCAAATTACTAGAGAAAGAAACAGGCGTAGATATTGAATGGGCAATAGATGGAAATGACAAAAAAATATACATATTACAGGCACGACCAGAAACGGTACATTCAAACCAATCGATATTTAATATCGAAAAATATATATTGGATGAAAGAAGCGATATATTGATTCGCGGTGTTGCCGTTGGTGATAAAATAAGTACAGGTAATATCAAGATATTAAAAGGGTTGGATGAGCATGAACTATTTTCTGAAGGAGATATATTAGTTACTGATATGACTACTCCTGACTGGGAACCATTAATGAAGATTTCATCTGGTATTATAACAAATAAAGGTGGAAGAACTTGTCATGCTGCCATAGTAGCCAGGGAAATGGGATTAAATGCCGTAGTTGGTACAAATAATTGCACTGAAATATTAAAAGACACTAAAGATTGTACGATATTTTGTGCTGACGGGGAAGAAGGTCTTATTTATGATAAAAAGCTTAATTTTCATATTGATGAAATGTCTATAGACAATAATCAAGAACTACCCATAGACCTTATGATGAATGTAGGAAACCCCGAAACAAGTTTTACAAACTCTATGATACCAAATAAAGGTGTAGGGTTAGCTCGTCTAGAATTTATAATTAACAACTATATAAAAATTCACCCAAAAGCGTTGATAGATTATCCGAACGTAAATACCGAATTAAAAGAAAAAATTTATAACATATTAGGGAATCATGTAAATGGGGAGTGGTATTTTATCAAGCGTTTAGCTCGTGGTATATCAAAAATCGCAAGTGCATTCGCACCGAATGACGTTATTGTTCGGTTTAGCGATTTCAAATCTAACGAATATAAGAATTTATTGGGGGGTGATATATATGAACCAGACGAAGAGAATCCAATGATAGGATGGAGAGGAGCATCGCGATATTATTCGCCAGAATATGAAAGAGCATTTGAATTAGAATGTAAGGCTGTCAAGTATGTGAGAGAAATTATGAAGATGAAAAATGTAGTGGTTATGATTCCATTTTGCAGAACTCCTAATGAATGTAAAAAAGTTTTAGACACTATGAGTAAACATGGCCTCGAAAGAGGAATGAATGAGCTACGAGTATTTTTAATGTGTGAAATTCCTTCAAATGTGGTTGAAGCGGACGAATTTAGTAAATATGTAGATGGGGTATCAATAGGAGGTAATGATTTACTTCAATTAACATTAGGTGTTGACCGCGATAGCGAAAAAATTACTCATTTATCTGATCATGAAAATGTAAGTTATAGACGAATGATAAGTCAAGCAATAAAGACATATAAAAGTAATGGTGTAAAAGTAGGATTTTGTGGACAACAACCTTCTGACTCTATCGAATTTTGTGAGTTTTTAATTAATGAAGGCATAGATAGTATATCAGTTACACCAGATAGTATATTAAATACAATCAATAATTTATGTACGGATAAATAATTTATTTTGGTTATGCGCATCTAATAGTAGGTTGGTTTCATATTGTTTTGGTCCACCATAGAGTGTGATTCCTGGAGAGTATACTCCACCCCCGCGTAGCCAAGACACAGATACCCCCAGACGATACCATTCAGCAAGCTCAACTTTTATTCTATTGTTTTGGAATATATTTCTTAGAAGAGTTTTTTGTTTTTCAATACAAATTATTTCTTCGACATTATATCCAGTTATATTATAACAATAAGTCAATATCACTCCTTTCAAATCTTGGCATAAGTCGAGTTTTTCAATAATTATATTCATTACTATATTTTAATTATATTTATGAAAAATAAATATAATTCGTCAATTTTTTAGGATGCGTTTCTTTATGACTTTCATATCGTCATCAAAATCATATATGATAGGTATAGCATTCGGAATATCTATTTCATTTATTTCTGTTTCGTCTATATATTCCAAATGTTTAATCAAAACCTTTAAAGTATTTTTATGCGAACATACGATAGGAACTTCTTCCTCTAATACACTTGTTTTGACTAAATTCCATATTGGCATTAACCGCAAATATGTCATATGGTATGACTCACCAAATTTTGGATTGTATGAAATTTCATTATATATATTCAAATTATTTATAGGGGGTAATATGGGAGGAACATCAAAGTATTCACCTTTCCATGGTAGTTCTTTTCTATTGTAACCGGTTAACGTACCATAATGTCTTTCATTTAATCTCCACGATTCATGTACTTTTAAACCTTGAAGCTTCATCTCATTCAATATGAGTGAGTTTGTTTCAATACATCTTATCAACTTTGAGGCATAAGAAGTTTTTGGAAATATATTATTTTTTAATAAAATTTGCCCAGCTCTTTTCGATTCATCTACTCCCTTAAGAGTAAGAGAGATATCTGACCATCCTGTATATAAATTAGAATAATTCCATAGACTTTCCCCATGTCTTATTAATATCAATCGTTTTGTCATGTTGCTAGATTTAAATTGTAATAAAAATAATAACAAAAAAATAATGCGTCCCATAGATAATTACTTTAAATTTTTTTGAGCTCCACATTCTTTAAATCAGCGAAATACTTCACCAATTCATCGTTATTATAATCGTTAATATAATATATTTCGTTGATACCTGATGCCAATAATAAACGTGTACATATTATGCATGGATAATGAGTTATGTATGCTGTACAATTGTTAGAAGTAACCCCTCTTTTAGCACAATCGCATATAGCATTTTGTTCAGCATGAATAGTTGCTTGTTCATGATTATCTCTCACTATACTTTTATGAGGACATCCTGGTAAATATCCATTGTATCCTTGGCTGATAATTCGGTTATCATGTACTAATATACAACCTACTTTCATTCTTTCGCATGGAGAACGTTTTGCGGTTACTTCAACAATTTCTTTGAAATATTCCACCCATTCTGGACGGCTCATATTACAATAGTAAATCAATATATTTTTATACCCTTTAAAAAGCCCAATTAGAATTTAAATCAATGAAGAGATAAACATCAGTTCCTTTTCCCTTCTGAGAAAAGACTTTTAAATTTCCGTTGAATATTTTTAACAAAATTCTAGAAATAGGTAATCCATATCCAAACCCCGATAATGGATTTTCCTTCTCAAAATCATTTGAATATTGATCATTAAAATTTATATCGGAAGTAGTAAAGCTAAATTTCCATATGTGTTTCATGTCTTCTTCGTCAATGCCATCGCCATTATCTGAAATTTTTAGTATGATGATATTGTTGTCCAAGTAGGACGATATATGAATTTTAGGATCTATATGATGTTTAGTTGCTACCAAAGAATTTTTTAATATTTCTACGAGCGGGTAATGTAAATAATCTTCAGCATATAAAA